AAACAGGCACACACACACACACACACACACACACACACACACGCACACACACACGCGCCCCCGGCAAAACCGACAAACCAGGCAAAACCAGCAACTCAGGTACCCCCGTCAAAACCGGCAACTCAGGCACCCTCGGCAAAACCGGCAGCAGCAAACCCTACTGTACCAGCAACCTCTGATCCAGCTACACAAAAGATTCTATCAGATGCGAGAAAAATTATTAACTCTCAAAAAAAAGAACCGCTTTCAACTGAAAACTTTACGGTAGATACAACTGAACATGAAATGACAGTCAATCAGCGTAAAAGAGCTGCAACAAAATTAGACTTGGCACCTATTTCACAATGGTTTCCAATGCCGGCACCACAAGTTGACAGTGTTGCTGATACAGCTGCACCTATAAATACAAATACGAATACGAATATAAAAGAAGGTATGGAGAATGCTGACGCTGACACGAAGGATATCATGGAGCGAAATATTACGTCCATCAATGCAAATGATAGTCAATCCAAATTCAAATTACGTGATTATTACATCAAGGCAGCACATAACGCGTTCAATCCAGACAAGTTTAAAAATTCGAATGTTAGCATGGAGGCATTTCTTTATGTGATTGCGAGAGGATGTAGGTTCGTTGACTTCGAAGTATTTTCGGTAGAAAACCAGCCAGTGATTGCTTCATCATCTGTGAACTCTTTCAATTATAAAGAAACATATAACCATATTCCAGTTACTGATGCATTTGAAGTACTTGGAAATTATGTATTCTCTGGGGCAAAGTGCCCGAATCCAGGCGATCCATTTATTATTCATATGCGTATGATGTCGCAAAATATTACAATGTATGACAAACTTGCAAAGATTATTTCACAGAGTAAATCGGTTGCACGATATTTGCTTGGTCCAAAATACGGCCGTGAGTTTCAGTCCAAGGATTTAGGCAATGAAGACCTCCTCGATTTCAAGGGAAAAATAATTTTGATAGTGGATGGTTCAAACCCAGTGTATCGAAAAACGAAGTTATTTGAACTAATCAATATGAGTTCAAAATCGCTGTTTCTTTCCAAATATAACTATTTCGGCGTGAAAAATGTAGGAGATCCGCAAACATTCAAGGACTCAAATAAAAAGAATATGTGTCTTGTGCTTCCAGAGAAAGCGGGGCGTCCCATAAATGACGGTCATAATGGTCCGTTTACCTGGGGGTGTCAAATTGCCGCAATGTGTTTTCAGGAGGAGGTGCGTGATGAAAAACTTAAAGCATATGAAGACAAATTCGCGTCAGTTGGATATGCATTTATTCTTAAACCGGAGGATTTGCGTTATGTCCAAATTACAATCGCTCCTCCAGCGCCACCCAACCCGAAGGCGTCGATGGAGGCTCGTCCAGCAGAAGCGGCAGGTGGTGTCAAGATTACCATATAATTTGCTTTTTGCGCCCATCATCATCCATGAATAGTTGGACTTGTGCAAATTATCTAATGATATGATAGATATAACATATCATTTTAATCAAAATGCCACATAATAAACACCACGAACACGGCCATAGTCGCGGACGCGGTGACACTAGTGCGGATGTTTCTTATGACGAAAAAGAACTCGAGATCTTGCGCGAAGCCGTCGATATCGTAGAGAAAAAGAAGGGGGAAGCTATAACCCATGATCCGAAAGTAAAGAAAATCATTTCAATCGTTGAAGATTTCATCGCAGACAAGAAACTTGTGTGTTATGGTGGAACGGCTATCAATAATATCTTACCAGAAGATGCCCAGTTTTACAATAAAGATCTAGAACTTCCTGATTACGACTTTTATTCCGATAATGCGTTAGATCACGCGAAAGAACTGGCAGATATTTACTATAAGGCTGGTTATGAGGATGTAGAAGCAAAATCGGGTGTTCATCATGGTACATACAAGGTATTCGTTAATTTCACTGGAATCGCAGATATAACCCAAATGGAACCTGCATTATTCAATGCAATCTCTCGAGATGCAATTGTCAAGAGTGGAATTCGTTATGCTCCACCCGATTTTCTTCGTATGGCGATGTATCTAGAGCTATCGCGTCCAGATGGCGATGTGTCTCGTTGGGAGAAGGTTCAAAAACGCTTGACTCTTTTGAACAATCATTATCCGTTGAAAGGGTATGACTGTGATAAGATAGAATATCAGCGCGGATTTGATGGCGCAACAAAGGCGAATAGTGGGGAGATTAGTATTTCAAAAACAAGATCCAAATCTAGGTCCGCGTCTAAGTCAGCGTCTAGGTCAACCGTCCGTTCTCAGTCAGTGAAGCGTGGCGGAGGTGGAGGTGGTAGCGTAAAAGCATTAAAACGAGATGCAATTAAGGGTGTGATTCGAAAGTATCGTCATATGGGCGCATATATGAAACATCTGTTTTATGCAGTACCATCCCACGAAGAAACGATCGGTGATTTCAGTTATAAACTGGAAGAAGATAAATTGACGCATCGTTATCGTTTGATTGCAACGTATGAGAGATTACTGGGAAAGAATGACGAATTCGTATTGTATTCAATGAAGCGAAGTGATTTAGATGGCGATGCAACACCTAATGCGAGCAAGAGTGCAAGTAAGAGCGCAAGTAAGAGCGCGAGTAAGAGTGCGAGCCCCAGCCCTAGCCATAGCAAAAGCGCAAGCGCCAGCGCGAGCAAAAGCGAGAGCCGGAGTAGGAGTAAGAGTCCGACACCTGCATATTCTATGAGCAAATCAAGTATTTCTTATTCAAGCAAGCGAGAGAAAGAAATGGCAGAGAGTGATGTTTACAATATTGTTCGTGATGTATTCATTAAAAACCGCGCAGTATTCTTTGGCGGGTATGCGAACATTTTGTACTCTAGGTACATGCCAAAGCATCAGCGCCGTATTGTTCATAAAATACCCGATTTCGATGTTCTCTCTGAAGACCCACGAGATCTATGTGAAGCAGTGGTTCGCGAGCTTACTGCACATAAATATACGGATGTCAAATATACAAAGCATGCTGGCGTTGGTGAAGTCATTTCCGAACATTATGATATTCGTATTGGTGATGAGGTTATTGCATTTTTATACAAACCTCTTGCATGCCACAGCTATAATACAATACGGATTGACAATGAATCGATTCGTATTGCGACAATTGATACAATGTTAAGTTTTTACTTGGCGTTTATCTATGCTGATCGCATTTACTATGACATTAATCGTATTTTGTGTATGTCCCAGTTTCTATTTGACGTTCAACAACATAATCGTCTGAAGCAAACTGGACTTTTGAAACGTTTCAGTATTAATTGTTACGGAAAACAACCTACGTTGGAGACAATGCGTTTCGAGAAAACTGAAAAATATGAAGAATTAAAAAATAAAAGAGGTACTCGTGAGTACGAAGAGTGGTTCTTGCGATATATTCCATACGAAAATACCGGAAAGAAAAAAACGACAGGGTCGGGGTCGGGATCCGCGTCTAAGACCCGTAAACGTAAGAGAGACTAGAATCCTTCACCAAGTTTATTCAATAATTTCATAATGACAAAAAAGATGACTGCAAACATAGCACTTGTAGCCGTTAAGCCTATCATTTTGAAATTTCCATCCTCTCCAAACAACGAAGGGATAAAATGGAGAAGTTGCGCGCGAAAAATCGGCATCTGGAAAATAAAATACATAACGCCTACCAAAATTGGCATTTGAATATCATAATAAATCGATTCAAGTGTATCCAACTGGTTCGATTCACGTGCATTTGCGCTAATTATACTCTCCATGGAAGTATGATCTTTGATGTAATCGAAATCACTATCGCCTGCACCAGCATCTCCCCCGTCTGAAAAATGTACCGATTTTGGTTGAGGCACATAATTTGGTCTAGCTTGATCGTCGTGTGTAAATGAATTCGGGTTCATCGGAATATCTCTCGTTGGTATCATCGTCATTCCATTCGCACTCGCACGTTGAACGCCTTGCATAACTTCATTCATCATATTCCCTGGTACATGTGCTGGCCCTTGTTCGACCCCAATATTGGGAGAATAAATAAGTGGCGCCCCATTGTTTCTATTGCCGGAATTCGGGTTCTGGCTACTTAACGGTAGATCATCAATACTTGTTGTGTCACTCATTGCTAAAGAATATTTATATTTAAGATGTGGATATACATATTCTAATATTGAAGAGACAGATTTTTAGACGCATTCAATGATTAATGCATTTTCACTTCTTTCTTACTTGGATCACATTTCACCGCATTTGTCTTGTATTCATAGCATTTGTCGTCCAATTTATATGTGTCATTTTCTAATTCCTTAAGAGGAGGGGCGCGAAATCGAATACATGACCGATCTTTACATACTCTTCGAAACAATGATGCAATACCTAAGCCGAGGACGATTGATATAATAATGCGGCCTGTTTCTGTATGGAGAAGCCGTTGAAAACCCATTTTAACTAGATAGGTACTCTAATATATAGAAATATAAATTAGAACCATGTGTCAGCATTTGTTGTTTATCTCTTATTGAACAGGTATCTTCTTCAGATTTCCCTTCACTTTATCACAAGGAACCTCTTTTGCCTTAAATGAAAAGCAATTATCAGCACGGTCTTTAAACTGGAAATTGCGAAGATTGTCAGGCGTGGGGTAAACATATATGATCTTCGGGTTCGGTACCGAAATGTAGACATAGAAAAGACCTATGGAGAGACTTACGATGAAAATGGGAAGGGAAATATGTTCAAATAGGTTAAACATTAGGTATTGTATATAGCAGATACCGGTAGATTGTATTATTATATTATGTTGCGATAATAACGTGATTACTGACGTTTTGCTGCCGCCACTTTTGCCTGCATCGCCTTTATTTCTGCTGCTTTTCCAGGATACCATTTATTACCAGATTGCTCTACTGCGGCCGCCACTCCCCCTCCCCCTCCCCCTCCCGCTGCTCCAGGCACTGAAACCGCACCCACTGGCTTACTTACGATACGATTATCTGCAATCCAATTCGGCATGATCACTGGCATATACATTTCATGATAGCTATATTTCTTCTGCGTGAGATTGAACTCGCCGTCATTGTACATTTCAACGAGCGCACCATTCGCATTTTCTGTGGTCTCTATTTGTGAGTATATATACTTCGTATCTCGCAATTTCATATATGCTGGCTCAATATCTGTCTGATAGAGAACAAGAATATCATCGATGATACTCCGATTCTTCCATTCAGAGTCACGAAATTCTGTCATATACTCCTTAATCCGTGCAACTTTCTCGGAAATTACACGTGTTAATGTATCTGTATCCTTTTGGAGGTCGTTATTATCAGTTACACTCAGGTAGTAACTCCTGAACTCAGCATACATTTTCAATTGTTCTTGTAGTTTATGCTGAACTGCGTCAAACTGTTCGAGTAGTTCGTCCTCGTTAATGAACCTGAATAGAAGATCCAACTTCATCCGGATAATCTCGTCTTTTGTCGCACGGACTTCTTCTAGTGATTCATTCATCAATGTCTCTAAACTCGCATATTTTCCGCGACTCACCTCAATATGAAAACCGCATGGTTGAGAGATATTTCCGCATATCGCCTTCAGCTTACCATCGGCCTCCGTGAAAATAGAACCGCCTTCCTGTTTGCATACAATACATGCGGGTTTGATCATTGCGAGACGCTTGGCTTTTTGTTGCGCTGAAAGAGTCTTCCAATTGATGATGGGATCATTTATCAAGCGTTGTCGGCGTTTTTCAAGCGCAGAATTGTATTTATTCTTCATAGAGTAATATCCGTGAATAGCATCATTTATTTTCACGCGATCTTCCTCTGGGATGAGTTGGTAAGGGTAAATCAAACCGCGGAACTCGTTTGGATCTGCTGCACGCTGAAGATGCTTTTTAAGCGCGTCTTCTTGTTTGCGTGTCATTTCTAAGAGGATACGAGTTGCTTTTTTAAGAGTATCGCGTTTATCCTGGGCTTCTTTTTGTTCTGCAATTTTTGATGCAGCTGCCCCTCCATATTGCGTGCGCTCTTGAATGGCAGCATGTAAATCTTGGTATACTGACATGTTTCGCGTATTCGTATTCTGTTATACTATCGTTAGAATCAAATACTGGTAGTTAAACGTCGTCGGCTCCACTCCCTTCACTCGTTCCGCGCTATGCGTAATTACGTTTCCAATAATCCTCATCCGGATTCTTCCATATTGGAAGATTGGTAAGCATGCCCATTCCATTTCCGGCAGGATGAATGCGGCAATCCATCGGAATTCCTTTACTTTGAGCATAATGACTTGCATTTACCATTTTGAGTTTCGAAAGAATGTATTCTTGTTGTTTACGCTTTTTCGCGTCTACTTCTTCTGGTGTCGGTTTGCCTTTGTAACGAATATATAAAAATACGCCTAAACATAGAAAAAATGCGACACCTACTATAAAGTTGAATGTTTGTGTATAGTAATAATCTTTGAGATTATGGCACTGCTCGAGAGATTTACTTAAAAAATATCGAACACCTGGTTCTGTTAATGTTGGTGCTGGAGCATTATCATTCATCACCGCGACGAATACGAAACACTTACTATACACGGAAAAAATAACGAAGAAGTGGAAACGCAACGCAGTAATCCTATTATACTACCATTATCGACAAAGACAAGCGGAGCGACGCGATACAAATAATCCATGTATAATGTAGTTACACAAGGATAAAATATGGCAGAGTTAAGTTCTTCCGTTGCAATCGGTTTTTTCATCGTTTTATTTGCCGGTTATTGTTATTACAAGTACAAGAAAAATGGAGTATTAACTGCTGGAGTTACAACGATGTTTTTCATTGTTCTTATAACGGGGGAGTATTTCATCAATCTTGCAATGTCAAAAGATATATGTGGTTTTGATCAAGAGAAAACTGCAGTCATCGCAACCCTTTTACCATGGATTCTTGTTTTAGGAGTGCTTAAGGCTGCTCTTGTCGTATTTCCTGGATGGCTTACACCTTTTAGTAATACATTCGGGTATGTTTTTGTCTCCATTGCTACCGATTTGAAGGATGTTTTCAACAATATTTTAACACCTCAATTCGATTTAGAACCACCCAAGGATGGTCAAAAAGGCGGTGGTGACAGTAGTGGTGGGTTACAAGATAGCGCAGATATTCCGGAAGATAATGTAAAAAATAAACGCGATATTGGACGTGCTTTAGAACAAATCTATACAGATCAATCCATTCTTCTTAATGAACTCTCTCTTGATAACCTGGATCGGTTTTGGGACAGTTTCAAAGAATCAAAGCTCATCCGGACGTCTGCAAAGATTGAAGACTTAGAGAAAATCCGGAAATTCTTAATGATGAAGACAATTGTAGGTGAATTTGTATGGCTAGTATTATGCGGTATGTTGGTCGTAAGTATTAGTTATAATTACTTACTGAATATGGGTTGTACATTTTCTCCTGAGCAACAGAAGATACGTGCTCAGATCTTGAAAGAGAAACAAGCTGAAACAAAGAAGAAAGAAGCGGAGGAGAAGAATAAGGTATCAATCGTGACCTAATGAGTGAAGCGACCCAAAATTAGACAAACACTCTCACTGCGGGAAGTGATATGTAATAAACAGTAACATAAGATAGTATTCCTAATATAATTGCAAGGAGCCAAATTGGTATTATCGTTTTGCTAGAATATCCAATTCCAAATTCACGCAGGCTTCCATCTTCATTATATAAAAATGATGGATTCATGTACTGGACCAACATAAATACGATGACATATAACAAAATGGCTGTGCCTGCTAAATTATTTCGGATCATTGTTTTCAACGTGTTCATTATGTATTGTAATAGTATCTACTAATATATTACAATATTACTTTTATTCAGGTTTAACCGTCATCCGACTCCTCCTCTTCTTTCTCATTGTCTTCGCCATCGCCGGCTGCTTTTAGTGTTTTAAATATAGAAGTCCATTGTTTGGCAATATATTTCAATAATTTCTTCGCGTAATTATCTAGATCTTTCATTTCATCAGAATTTTTAGTTCCATCAGTCCCATTCACCGCCACCACCACCGTCCACTGCGCCACCCCCACCTCCTGCGTCACCTTCGTCGTTGTGCTGGTGGATATACGCAGTATCATCATCACCTGCATCATCATCCTCAGGAATGCCCGACGACATATCTAATTCATGCGCCTCGATTTCTGCTGCGGACCTGTCCGCTTCCAGCGCCTCCATAACATAAATCTCTCGGTTCATATCTGTCACATAATCCCGGCGGCCAAGTTGCTTCTCTTTCTGCGCGATCTTCTCCATCTCATCACGCTCTTCATCATAATAATCCTGGTCGTAGATTACAACGCCTGTCTGCGATGTTCCGCGGCTCCAGATTCCCATCTTGTGTGTTTTCATCAGGTTTTCGAGTTGACGTTCACCCACTGACATTGCACCAATTCTCTCGACAACGCCATCTTTCTCCTTATCTTTAACCCGTGTGAGCTTCTCTTTGATATTCGCGAGATTGAAATTGATCGCTGATTTATCCTTCTCAATCATACGGAGATACACAATCAGGAGTTCACTGACACGTTGCCCAAGTGCTTTCTTGTCTCCCATGACGATATCCATCTCAGAAAGAAGTTGCCGTTTGTCTGTAGCTCTTACAGAGTCACTAGAATACAGACGCGAATGAGGATCGATATCGTCGCGTTGTTCGTCTTGTTGTTCGCGGAAATTGGCTGCGCGCGCAATTGCACTAGGTGTGTCTGATCTTGCGAAGTCGGCAGCAGCAACACTCGATGTCTTTGTCTTGCTGCTTTTTTTCGCACTAGAAGCGGGAGCGCTACGCCGTAATAAATGCATAGGTTCTGACTGATAAATCGTTATTGGGGTTTCAGTCACCAGCTGAACAAATGTTCGCATGAACGAGAGAAAATAGAAGAGGTGCAACTTACATCCAATACTGCGATCAAATACAGAATACATTGTGAAGATATTCTTGCGTGTAGAATGTGGTACACGTTCACCGAGTTCTTTCATGATGTCTACTTCACGTGGTTCTTCACGAGAAACTGCGATAGCACCACGACTACTGAGACCTTGACTTTGGACAGCAATCGCCGCAGCAGCTGCCGCAATCTTCGCGTCTTTCACTTCATCGAAGAATACCTCCGCCATAAAAGGCGTATTGTCCATCATAATTTTAAGATCTCGGACATGATGTTCGGCATGACGCAATACCTCCTTGATCACGTGATCATTATAGAACGATTTGAGCGCGGTATAATGCGATGAAATAATCGTTTTAACGTCCTTCATATGTGTATCAGAAAATCCCCAGTGTTTCGGTACATTCGTGTCATCAAAATCAAGACTATTATTAATAATATTGGGAATAACGTCGATCAATCGCGTCAATGTATTCCGCATAAATTGATAACTCTTTGCCGCGGTTTCATCGGTGGCCGACATAAGAACTGTGCTGCTCTTATTGATTTCGAAATCCAGGACAGTATCAATGATACGTTCAATCTCTCGGAACTTCCCTTTGGTTTGTTTCCCGTTTTGTTGAATAAATCCAATCACGATCGCGCGCAATTCACGGTTCTTTGTTTCAAGATAATTCTTAAGATCACGCATTTCTTGTGTATCTTCTTGTACAACTGTCGGTGAATCTGACTGAAGAATCGCGAGAATGAGTTGCCGCAATTCTCTCGGAATAATACACTGGTCAAGTTCACTGCGCACTAGTTCACGTTCACGCGGTTCTTCTCTCCGATCGAGGTCTTCATCGCATCGCTCTAAATAAAGGACCGCGTCTTGAAACCGTTGAAGTTGCGTATTCTCTTGAGGTCGCACTGCCGTCTTATATCCAGCATCCACCATTTTATGGCCATTGACAGCTTTCAAGAGTCGCTCAAGACTCTTTTCATCAAAAATACTAGAGTCCTTCTTCAGTTTTGCGATCTTATCCTGGATAACATCATTTGGATTCCAGTCTTGCGGGCGTGGTGGACAAATCTCTCGAAGTTCTGGATGTAAAAACATAGATACAGCGGTTGCAACTGGATTCACGTTTCCTGCTTCTTCTCCTCCGGCTGCCACGGCGTATTGCTGATTCATACGGCAATAATGGATAAATGCACGATAAATCGTCTGTTCGTCGAATGCTTCCGGAATATTCGGGTACTGAAACCGCGTGTTCCGATTGTCAATAATCGTCGTCGCTCGCGACTTTACCGCCATCTCTCTCATCGTTTTTGTCAGGAATCCAATAATCCGATTGTGATGATGAATATTTTGTTCGCGCTCCATGAAATAATCGACCACGCGTTTACTTCTGCGATCAACTGGCTCATTACAGCACGCATTTTCCAAGAATGGCTCGCTCGCCATATTCAAGAGTAACGGGCTGCTATTCTTCACTACGGAGTGTATCATTTGCTGAATCGAGAGACTGAAATATTGACACTTGCTTTCGAGTACAGAGAGTTTATCATGCTGACCGTGATAGCCGCGCTTCATATCCGTAATCAATTGATTTGTGAAGTCAGCCGATACGTTCTGAGGTGTTGGCATATTGTCGAGAGATTTCATCGGAGGCATAAAATTCCCCCAACGCAACACTGACATTTCTGCTGGAATAGCTTCAGGACTACCCTCGCGAGATTTCAAATAATCGCGTTTTGCTTGCATACGCTCTTTGATAGCAGGTTTCGTAAGAATCGATGCGTCAATGAATATCTTCATCTTCGCAAGAATATCGCCCTCTTTTTTAAAGGATTTCAGTGTATTCCACGGCTCAATGCTTGTCTTGATTTTATATGCAATACAGGCAATATACATCATACCCGATACGTCACCATCACCATCAATTGGGTAACCGGTAAATGAGCGAATGCATCCAGCATGTGTTTTCCGTGTCTTTGGGGTTGGAATCGCACATTGAATCGCGACTGTTAGATAAGAAAGCGTGAGAAGAAGAAGTGTCTGGAAAAAAGTATCTTTGTATGGAGGGAGATGCTTGCCCTTCTCTAGAAACATTTTCTCGGATTTCGCGCGATATGCGTCTTCCGTAGGAACAGCCTTTTCTAACAACGTGAGTGTATTCTGAATAATGAACTCGCGTTCAGCATGAAGGTCAATACCCATATAACCGGTCATGGTAGTAATAATATTGTTGATAATACGAGCATTTGGGCTGTCATATTTCTCCAAGATACTCAACCCATGAAGTCCGCCTCCTCCAGCTGCCGCTGCTACTGCTGCACCACCTCCCGCCGCAGCTGGTTTCGCCACTTTGAGTACACCTTCACCCAGATCAGCCTCGATGATATCCCTTGTAACAAGGCGAAACCCAGCATCATCAAACCCTTCTTCGGTGACGTGTTCTATTTTCTTGATAAGCGCGCCGCTGAACTTGTCCACCCATGCCTCACCATCATCACTGATCGTTCCACGCTCTTTACAAATTGTGTCAATGACGACGGAAAGTGCACTCATTCCATTCGAACCACCTTGGATAAACGCGATCGCGATCGTTTCATAAAACGACGGAAGCAACTTTGAATTGGATTTAATACAGTATAACCAATTCGGATCTTCGTCCATGATTTCATTCGCTTTGCGCGTAAAACTCGTAATAAATTGCATGAGATCATATTGACGCTTTACAAAATCGGTTTGGGCGATAATCTTGTCTTTAAGCGGTTCCATCGGTGAAATGATGGCGTCAATATCTTCCATATCATCTTCTCCAGGAGCGCCACCACTATTTGAAGGCGCATGAAACCCGATTTTGTATTTGCGATCGTTGTACTTATAGAACTCTTTATTCTGTATCTCGGTGATTCGCGCAATGTTTTTCAGATCATATTCGAATTTCTTATTTACAAATTCCATGAAATTCTCTCTTGTCACCTGATACTTGACATCGAACTCCGCCTTCATTTTATCGAGAAACGCCTTTTTAATGACATCCGCGCCTTCCTTGCTCGTGATGTGCGCCATCGCTTCATGAGTTTCCCCACCCATATTTTCTATTTCTGACATCATATTTCGGGTAGCGCTTACGGCAAACGGTATACAGTCACGATTTACGTTACAAAAATAATTTTGGTCACTGCTTGGGATCATCGGAGGAATGGTTGTATCGCGGACCCATTTTCCATTATCACGTTTAAAATAAAGGAATTGTGTTTCAGTTGTTCCTAAGTTATCATCGTCTATTCCTTGACGCGACGTTCCCGAGAAATCTGGCTCAACATATTCATCCACTTCTACGACTGCATAGTCTCCGTCATTTACGGGTCGCATACCCGGACCGATCATGATCGCTTCCGACTCCTTCTTCGCCTCTTCATAGGTCATCTTCTTCTTCTTGATGAGTTCGTCGACCAGAAACATTGAGAAATCGCCGGAGCTCATCGATTCTTGTTCATCGCGGTACGATTCCAGGAATGCATAATCAGTGGTATCATATTTCTTGTCGAAAAATATAGGTTGGTCACTATCATTGTCTTCTTGTACTGCTTCTTCATTCTGATAATTCTTTGCAAGGACCATGCCGAATCGTTTGGGAGCATCTGCATTTACGGCCGATTTTGCGGGTCTTGCAGCAGCGCCACCGCCGCCGCCACCAGCAGCACCACCAGGTGCACCCCCAAGCATGGCACCCGCATCACGCAGCTTCTGGCTTTGTTCACCTAATACAAGATTGAAATCGAATGGTGTGATAAGTTCAGTGGTCGTAATTGCAACCGCATCCATGTATAGTTTTGCATAATCAACCGCAAGCATACGAGAAAGAAGTTCGGATGACGAAAGAAGATTGTCGTTATATTCCGTTTGTTCAGATAACCCGGCAGCATATGATCGACCGCGCATTTGTTGACGCTGACGTTCATCCATTCCAGAAGATACACCGGGTGCGGCGCCAGACGCAGAACGAACTTGACTATCTTGGAAACCGTATGATTTGAATACATCTGCGTCCATCATTTTTCCAGTTACAATCAATTTATAAATCATAGATACTCCCATATAACGCACGTTGTAGTGAAATGCGCGCAGACGACCAAACTTTCGGAAATTCGTCGCATAATTCCGCTTGTATTCGAGAACGCGTTCGTATAAAAATGCAACAATCTCGTCGTATTGTTTCACAGTAAGATCCTCTTGATAGATGAGAAATGGTTCAATAAAAGAGAGAACATCCTGTAGTGTCAATCGCCCATGAATATACTGACGCATCATTTCGAATATACTGCGTGTCTTAGGAATGATCACCTCAAGGAACTTTCGATATTTATCACGTTCGTTCATGGATGCGGCCCCAGCCCCACCCCCAGCACCCACTTCTGGTTCTAAAACAAACTGTTTTATTTCATGAAGCAGTCCATGAGCATTAAGGTCGAGAGGAGTATTAAGGTCATTGATACCATGTGTCGTTAGTTTCATCATTTGGCGCATCATATCCCAGTAATGTACATGTTTGGCATTGAGGTCGCATTTATCTAGAATATTGATTGTCGGTAGTGAAATACGCGAATAATGCATTACCGGTTGCGGAAATGTGATGAATCCCGTAATATTCATACGGTCATTCGGTGTAAGATTTGCGAATTCTGTTGTCCGTTTTAAAATAGCGCCTGTTTCACCCCCGGCTCCAGCAGCTGCACCTGATGTAATGGCTGGTTTGACCTTGGAAAGACCTAAATTGTATTTCTGAATAACAAACCTACGCCGTTTTACTTCTTCACCGGTGACAACAGATGAATAAAAGTCGTCCAAGTTATCAATAACTGCAGTGATATTCTCGTTCACCTGACGTGTACTGATTACATCCTGTGTATATCTCGGATCGTTGCTAGGTGTAAAATGCCGCGCTGAAAGAATTGTCATGTACTGCGCATATGTGAGAGATCCATCGCACCATTGACGCTGAAGTTGAATTTCGGCTTCGCGTTCTTCTTGGATGAGACGCGGTGCAATATCCATTTCTGCAGCGACCCTTTCGTCGATCGGAATATCATAAATCACTTTGCGGTTTTTCACGATTGGAAGAATCCACCGAAGAGCATGATCCATCTTCATCAATGATTCGACAAGAGGACGATACAATACGCTTTTGGGAGCCGGGACAGCTGGGTTTCCATTCGTATCAAATCGAGAGAAGTTATGACGGAGTTCACGAAATCGGACAACCATACGCTGAATATTAGTGAGAACGCTGCGGGTTTTTTCAGGTGTAGGGACATTCGTCATCAATGTATCGAGAAGATCGTCACATTGCTTGTCTAAATTAAAGCGGCGGTTTTCATCCGGAATGTCGACAGTCTGAATGAGAACATCTAATTCTTCGCCAACTTGAATTTGATCAGCGTCAATAAGGATTGAACGCAATTTCTCTCGAATTGCAGCAACCGGAGCAGTTATAGCAGCACTAGCAGCAGCATTTAATCCGGAAGCACTCGAGGCTACAGAACCAGAAAGAACCGTATGCTCTGACTCTCCTTCCGGTTGTTCACTCGCATCTTCGCCTTCTCCGAATCCTTGCTGTGAGCGAGATAATTGCCGCTGACGACGGCGTTGTTCAAGAGGGGTCAGATTCTCGTCAACTACAGCATCCATGCCCATTGCAAGGAATCCTGCTTCACCGGCACCTTCTTCATCACGCAAACCAGTATCAGTCGCACCAAATGATGATGGCGGTGCACGAATCTTGATCTCTTCGATCGGGAGATTTTCAGGAATACCCATGTAACCGAAATTGATATAGATCATCTCATCCTCTGGATACGTCCGGATTTCAATCATATCCTCTTCCAGATTTGTAATCATACCCGTAATAATTGTTGGAATATCGCCACCGAAGCGAATATCAATCCATGTAGAAACGACTAAATTATTTTGTCTGGCATATCCTTTCTCATCTGCACGACTAAGAAGTTCGATCGATGTTATACTTTCATCGCTGAGATTACCAGTTGCATCAATTTTTAAAATATAAGGTGTAAGTGTATCCGTGTCGATAAGTTTGATTTTACGTGAAGATACATAATCAACTAAAAAAGTGTGTTCATGGATTTCTTGATGTGTGGGTGCAATGATTGTTATAAAATCACCAAGTTTAATGGATAGAGACAAGACTTCTCCACTTTCGCCACCACCACCGGCATCAGCAGCAGCTCCCCCTCCTCCGTTGTCATCGCCGTCACTGCCATCATCGCCGGTGTTTCCACTTATTTTTGGGTCTTCTTCCATTGTTCTTAGTATATGTATCTACTATTTTATAGGCCGAGTGTTTATGTGTTTTATATACCAATAAATCAAACTGATATAAAGATTAAACCTATGATAATATACTAGTTTATACTACTATGTTTTCTATATCTTCTACCGAATTCGCCGATTTACCTGCCTTCATCGAGAAAGTAAAGTCTGAGAGCGTCGATGGCAACGACGATTCACGTATGAATGAGATTCGTACGTGGTGTGCCGAGAAGGGCTTTCTTTTTCATTTTTCTAAAACTTCGGCAGGGGTATTTTACACATTGAAGTATGACCGTGCTAAACTCACGGAGGAGCAATACGAAACATTGGGTCGTTTTCGTTCTGTTGTTTTTGACAAGGATGGTAAGGTATGCTGCATTGCGCCCCCGAAGATGTTGAAGATCAAGAGCGAGATGAATTCATGGCCAGTTAATTCTGCAGGAGGTCATCTATCGGCAGAGGAGTTGGTGGAAGGTATTATGGTAAATCTCTTCTGGCATGATGGATCGTCGGGTGACGGTGGTGGTAGTGGTAAGTGGCTTATTGCTACCAAGAGCTGTGTTGGAGAAGTGTCATTCGATCATATTGTCGAAGCGCAAGCAGAGGCTCAGTTGCCTCCTGCATCGGATACTCCAGCTGATGAGTCGAGTGCTACTCGGACTAATACATTTCAGAAACTGAGTGTTCAGGAAGTGTTGCGTAGGCGTATTTGTGAGATTTTGAGTCTTTTGCCTGGTGGATTGGATACGGTTCCTAAGGAATACTGCTACTCATTCGTTGTCCAGCATCCCAAGAATCAAATTGTTAACGTCATTACTGTTCCGAAGCTCTACTTGGTCGCAGTGTACCAGTTGTCACCTGCACCAGAATCAGTTGTGGGAGTGAATGCAATCCGCATTGATCGCGACATTTTCTCTGCGAACTTTGGTGGAAGCGTGTCACATATGCCTTCCGGCTTGACATGTGTCGCGGATGCAGAGACAGATGATGCTGCAACTGCGACATTTACACCTCATACTGTGGAGGACTACTGCAACATGTATTCATCACCACAGACTGCTCGCAGTGTTTCATTACCTGGCGTGGTGTTCGTGGATAAGGACACTGGCTTCTGCTACAAGATGCGTAATGCCAAGTATGAAAGTGTGAAGAAGCGTAAGGGTATGGAGCAGAAATTGATGGCGCAGTATCTTCAATTGCGTAAGGATCATGGAATCGACGAATACTTGAAATACCATCCACAGCATTCACGCGCATTCCGTCAGTTCCGCGATCGTCTTCATGACTATACTCAACGCCTATATGATGCATACATTGAGCATTACGTCAAGAAGGATGCGAAGCCTCTGAAGGAATATGACCGCGAGCTGAAGACGCATATGTACAAGATTCACTATGATCTGTATTTGGCGACGATGAAGGAGTCTGGTGCGTTTGTCACGAAGCATACCGTTATTAACTATGTGAATCAGTTGGCAGCGGCGCAGCAGTTGGCGTGCTTGAATGCGAGCGCAGGGTCTGATTCGACTTCGGCGGGGGCGGGGGCATCGAAATTTTCTGAATCGTCAGCTTCTGCATCTACCGGTGATAGACGGTCATTTCAGAGAAAACCTATTGAGCGTTCGAAGACCAGTGCCGGTGCAGGTGCTGGTGCAGGTGTGAGTGGAGTGCATGGTGCAAGAGATCCAGAGTCGCGATCAGGGTTCCGTAGCGCAAAACCGTCGAGGGGCGGGCGTATGGTGCCCACGCTGACGGTTCAGATTCCCAAAGCGGATGACATGGACGCTGGACCTGGGGGGCAGTTAAAGGGTTCTAAGGGAACTGGTGTTGTTAAAGTTCAAAACAGGTTTGCGGGTTTGGACATGGTTGATTAATGGCGGGATAATTAATGGTGGGATATGGAATAAAATTGATTGATAATAATTGTAAATACTATTATCAAACGAACGAACGAACCAACGATGTCATTTCCAAACTGTCCTCCACCCCCGCCATCAACGCCACTCCCTGACCAGACAGAACTATATTTCGGTTGGTTTTCGGAAGCACTTCAACAATTACGCATATCAAATCCGACCCATCACAAGTTCAATGGGAAAATGATGGTAAGCCCGCCGTATTGCTACTGGACCCAAGGAGATCAAAAGGTACTTGTTACGGATGTGACACATTCAAGCATTCCGACGCCGCGTCAGGTGGCGAATGGCGATATTTATCTAGGACAGGTAGATAAATATTGGGGGAGATCGTATACACGGATGTAGGTTATTATTACCCCGGAGCGGAGCGACGCAGCGCCGTTGGGGGCGCACCCCCCTTAAAACAACTTCGACTCTGCATGCTGGAATGGTCTTGCTGCCTTCTCCACCACCAATGGTTCCGGCATGAAGAGTGCCATCCTCTCAAAGAATTTCACCTCGGGGAGTTGCTTCAACTGAGGGACAACGGGTGCTTGCGGGTCAACAAGGTTCGTAGAATTGATGCCGAATAACGCTGACTCAATATCCACGGAGTTCTGAGAGAAGTGCTCGCGAGACATTTTCGTCGGGAGGATGCCAACACTTTCAAATGCTAATCCAGGCTCGAACGCTTTACCTGCGTATCCATTTTCAAATGCAACATAATTGCGTGTCATTTTTTGTGCATTTTGCTCGATCTTAAAATCGGGGCGCGTATTCTTGTTTCGTGTAGATGCCATTCTTTATATATCCTAAACAATATTATTCTATTATTGTATTATTCTATTATTGTATTATTCTATTATTGTATTATTCTATTATTGTATTATTCTATTATTGTATTAATATCTTGTTTTAAGATAGTCAACGATCTCATCATGTAGCGGCTTGGGGATTTCTTCCTTGTGTTTGGCATGACGAAGACAAGCATGGAATAGATCGAACAAATGAAATGAAAACATCATGCAGAAAATCATCTCGATATTGTTTTCTTTTGGCGTAAATCGGCGTTCATGTGGAGACGGAGATAGTGGAGGTGTGTCTTTGTCGTCGTGATCATCGTTGTCATGAATGTCTGTATGATTCGTATCCTGTGAATCCGCCACTATACCCGAATTATATAATGGATGCAACTCTAAAATCTCCCGGATTCCTGTATGATCTTTGTATCGTTCGTATAAATCATTGATCACCGCCGATACAATTTCAGGATGGTATTCGTCGGTCGTGATTCCGAATGCTTGAAGAAATTGGATACGAAAGAGTGTATCTTGGTCATCTGGATCTTCAATCATTTTGTAGGTGGGGACGATATCATATTGGTACCCTGAGAGATCGATTTCGGAAGGAGATGAAATCGGTCTGAGTTCGGGTTCGGGTTCGGGTTCAGAATCATTATTCGATTGAATCGTAGATATAGCTTCAACTTCAAGCTCATACGGTTCTACAATACCTGCATTTTCAGTGTTATTATCCATTTCAATTATCGGTATATAAAAATATATGAAATATAACTTTATATTATGTCTCGCAATCGCTACATCATTGGTGATTTCGCTCTGCTCGGGTCTTCGCCGATTTGACATGTGACCAGAACACATCTTACTTGCCCCCATTGAACAGGTACTCCTGGTCACGCACCAACTCACGCGACGGGACTCCTCCACGAATCCATCCATTCACCGCCGCACCCTCCACATAATTCGCCGGGTTGTTAATCGTCGTCTTAAACTCCTCCTGAAGAGGATAGTCGCTATGCGCAGAGTTCAATTGCTCCGACAGCTGAGTAATGCTCTTCTTATTGGTATTCAGGTCGCCTTGAAGCATCTTAGACTCGAAATCAACATTCACTGCGCCGCGTCCTAAATAAGGCACGGTCTTAAAGGGGCGTTCAAGGAGACTCAACTTACACTTTGCATGGGTGTTCAAGCTTCCGATCGAGAGCTCCGAGCTGGTATCAACCGTGCATCCTCCAAACCCGCCATGTCCTCCCTTGTAAAACACGTTGGGTTGACTGGTTGCAAACTGGATAGGACGTTCCATCTGGCAGTCCGTGGAGAAGAAGTTGCTCAGCGCATAGTTGGCAGAATTCAGGTTCTGGACGTTGCGTTGCGACAGATCTCCAGTATCGCACCCAATCCGCGACATATTGTCAAATGAAAAGTTATGTACGTAAGCCATTGTGTGATTTATCTTATAATATATTGTAATATATTGTATATTATATATTCGTAACATTCAATATATGATAATTATTGTCCTACAACTTGACCTAATCGCGAATTGATACGGCCACATGCAAACTCATCACCCTCTTTACACGATTTCATTTCACCATAGCAGAATTTCGCGAATGCATCCTGATCATTCGGAATACGGGTATTCGCCACAGGATGGAATTGTCGCATCGAAGATTCAAAAACAGCATTATCACCTAAAGTTCCAAATAATTTGCCATATGTTTCTTCGGGGGTATGGTTCGGTGTTATCGACGGGACGTCTTTACCATCTACAATAACGTTACTTGCATTTGTGTCGATACTTCCACTGACAAATCTCTTGGTTGATTCGTTGATTTCTTGTTCTACAGCAGGGTTGAATGATGGTGCGGCGTTTCTGCGGTGCGGATTATCGCCTATTTCGGGCAAAAGCGGATTCATCAACGGGTTCGTTGGCTTTGGAGAAGTAAAGTCGTTGCGCATCAGATCATACATTTCTGGTTTGTCAATATTATTTGCGAAACCCTCTTTCGTTTTAAGGATCTTCTTTGCTTGTTCGGTTTCCATACCATTCTTCCCTTTATAAATGAAATTGTAAATCATGACAATAATTCCTAAAGTAATTCCGCCGAGTATAAAAATAGAAAATGATGAAGTAACGAGATAGCCTAAAATGGTGGCGAGAATGACGAAGCGAGTAATTGCGTTTAATTTTGCAGGAGGATCCATTGCCGTCTGTGGCCATATTTCGCGAATGTAATCTTTATTCATGAGCACAGCAGGGTCTTCCACCCAAAAAACTTGATCTTTACTCATTATTTGTGCTCTGCCTGTTTATATGGTAATATATAAGATACTATAATACTTATATATTATGAAGAATGAATTATGAAGAATGAATTATGAAGAATGAATTATGAAGAATCAGTCGTTCTTTTGTTTATCGTTAGTAGGTCTCGGTGTCTTGGCCGGTTTTTCACCAGATTTAAATACAGATGTAGTTTGTCCATTCACGGGAAGAGGGGTAGCAGAGGCCGCAGCAGAAGCAGCAGCAGCGGAAGCCGCTTGCTTATCTTGGACCTTTTTAAGCAACCTCTCGCGCATCTGCGCCTGCTTCAGATTCTTATTCAGTTGTGATTGCATTGCACCAAAATTCACTTTACCACCACCTCCTCCACCACCCATTCCACCAGGAACATTCATCCCCATCTTGCTTAACATACTTGCCAGGTTGTTCATCCCCGGCATATTCTTCATCTTCGCCATCAATTCGCTTGCCTCTTGCATGATCTCGCTTTCTTTCAGCTCACCTGATTTCAGTTTGGAATCGAGTTTGGAACCAACCGTCTTAATAATGCCGGACAACTTGCTTGGATTCTTCAGAAGTTGCTGAAACACACCCTTCATGGAAGTTTCATTCTCCATATTCAGATTCAGATCAGCGGCAGTCTCTTCTGCGATTTCCTTTGCAAGCATTCCAATCTTACCATTCAAAATAGACGAGAGATGCTCATGAATTGAGCTGGCATCGGGAATAGGCGGTGCAGTGCCATTTGCACCACTACTAGCACCCGCAGCACCCGAAAACGCCTCATTCATAAAATCGGTCGCTTTCTTGAACGATTCGTCCATTCCTTCGGTACTGGAGGATGCGGTGCCATCCGCATTATTCCCGAACATCGAACCCATTTCACCAATCACCTCCTCGAGTTTGGTTTTTAGCTCATTGTCGTCGATTGCCTCAAACAACTTGGCGGTATCCCCGAAAGATCCCATATCCGAGAGATTGTTTACAATGGAAAAAAGGATCAACTGAAGGTACTTCCAGATAATATCCTTGGTGTTGCTCGTGATATCCTCAGTGACCCAAATCTCTCGGAAATCGACTCCTGGAAGAAATTCCATGGGCGCTGGTTCTGATTCTGCATCAGGTGCGGCGGCGGCTGCGGTGGCAGGGGCGACTGCGGGGGACGCAGCAAACAACGACTCATTTTTGTAAAGAATATCAAAAAACTTAACCGGATACACCTCTCGACAGTGCGAATACAACTCAATATAAAGCTCATCAGGCATAGGTTTCATCTCATGAGAGTACCCTAAATACTTCTCAAGGACCTCACGATACTCGGGGAATGAGCAATCAATGTCCCGCAGAAAATCGAGAATAATCGTCTGAAACTCTGCAGAAATATCAGCAATAGTTACTGGTTTTTTGTTATTACCATTGCCCGATTGCTTGGGCTTATTGCCGGATTTACCATGCTTCTTGTGTTTATTATGATTTTTGTTTCCACCCATGATTATATTGAAATCGAATGAATATGTATTATTACTAGATCAAATATTTAAGTTAGTTACGCCCTTGGAATTTTTACCCCTAAAACTGTCTGAATTTTATTTACATGAGTGGCGTTGTATACGCAACCACCTCGTTCGATCTCTGCAACGATGGAAACATCCATATTGCATTTTTGCGCAAGTTCCTTTTGCGTTAGCTTCTTTTCGCATCGCGCGGTTCGGACAGCATCGCTGGTCACCTTCGCGATGTACTTTGTCTTTTTCGTGTCATCGCCGCCGCCGGCAGTAGTGGCGGCAACAACAGCGGATGCTGAATTGACGGATGATGTGCTTGCTGTTGCCGATTTTTGAGTGACGGGTTGGGTTTTTGATTTCGGTTTCGAGAGGGTCACGGTCGTCCAATCTTGGCAATCAGGCACCTCAGGTTCAGGAGTGCTATATCTATTTTTCGACATGACGGGTAGGGCGTACGGTGAACGGACGAGGTAGTATATATAGTATCGCGTGATAGGTTTATATCGGTATACAGAACGGATACGGATATAGATGTAATTATTGTATAAGATATAATAACAAACGATCCAAGGCCGCTGTACATGACCTGGCTTGTCGTCGTAAATTCGATATTCTTTGTAGCAACCTTGACTGAATATCTAATTTGTATGAAATATATCACAAACAACTACGACTACAAAAACGAATGGTTCAATGTCCTTCTTAGTCTTTTATTTACCCCATTCTATAGCTGTTTTTTCATCAAGAAGTTTTCATGGACGCAGATTAAATCGTATTTGTCGCCAGAAAGACGCCATGTTTTGAAATACCCGATCATAACTGGAGTTTTGTATACAGTGGAAACCGTATTCGTATTTTACGCATTAAACACGATTACACTAAGCTACTATACAATATTACGGTCCGGTTTCATTATTTTCAATATTCCGTGGTTCAAATACCTCCTAAAAAAACCGATAACTCGACTGTATTATCTCAGTTGTGCATCGTTGGTTGTCGCGCAAGTAGTCTCATCTGTACAATACATATTCTATTACCAGGCAAACGCTGACACACGCGCACAAAATGTCATTCAAAATATCGTCATTGTCTTCATATCCTGCTTTTTGAACTCGACGTATAATAATGTGATCGAGTATTCGATGGGCCGATACGGCGACGTGATGCCGAATATCGATTTTCAAATCATTTTTCAGAGCACTTATTTCGTGCTTGCGTCACCTTGGGCTGTATACTACACGACAAAACACCCACCTCCCATAAATGTAAGCGCGATGACAATGTACTTCTTCATCGCATTCGGGCTACAACTCTACATGTTCAATAAGATATACATTCTGAATAGCAAACAACGCGCGATCCCGGCGAATATTCTGCTGAGTGGACTGGATATTATACGACGCGTGATCCAGTTGACGTATTCATTTGTATTCTTCAAAGAACCGTTTGATGCGATCATCGGCGTCTCTTTGTTGTTTTTGGGGGCGTCTGGTGGACTATTACTGTATCAGTATATTCTGGATTACAGGTTAGGTACGAGTCTTGAACATCGTCAAATGTTGGATACACCCGATCACGAGCTGCAAAAAGTATGATAATGAAGATATAAGTAAAAGACCGCGAAATTCAGCAGGAAGAGCGCCTCAATGGAGAATATCGCCGCGTCTTGCAGGACGCCGATAACGGTCACGACCATAAATAGGATTTGCGCGTAAAGAAGGATACGGAGAATGTCGTGGATGTCGATGGTGGCGATGCTAGCGCAGAATGTATGCCCGGTCATAAACCCGACAATCGCAAAGAATGCCGCGGCGGCAAAGATATAATGTACCGGGTCTTGTTCGGGAATAAAAATAACACCGAAAATCCCTACCAAAAGAACCGAAATCGACGCCAATGACCACATGCGCGAATTCATATAATCCACGCATCGCTGATACTCGTATATCACGGTAAACCCGGTCATAATAAGCATGCATACTGCGATAAAATACCTGGTTTGGAATAATGGCGCAACTTCATTGAAAAAGGGTTCTTGACTTGTAATGATACTTGAGATGCTTCGAGTGCAGGTGGCACTGTCGGTGGCGGTATTGTATTTGTAATAGACAAACGCAACAGGCGCGATATATGCGAGTAACATACATGCCAAAACAATTGTTGGATTCATTTGATTTATTATAATTACCGATTAGTAATCATAATAAAATACGTAATAATTACCATTTATATCCGGCAAATTACCATTCATAGTACTTTATACCCGAGCTGACAATCGCACACGATTCTTTGATCATTTGAGAGTATGCAGGCGTACCACAAATAAATACTACTACGTCTTCTGGTGTATTTGTTTGGTCTGAGTTTTCGATAATGGTAGTCAGATAATCAATAAGTGTTGTAGGAGTAAGTTTTGTATTCTCTTCTGAAATGAAAAGTGTTTCTTTAACTACATCTGCGGCAGACACAGGTATACGTAATATTGCATCATCGCGTGTACGATAAGATGAAAGGTAATGAATCTCCTGGCGCTGTTTATTATTTTGACATTCACTTTGTCTGTCTTTTATCCACGCAAGACCCATACTATAAAATGGAGTAATTCCAGAGCCACATGAAAACATAAGAATATACTTTGCGTGTATTTTGTTCGTATCAGATACAAAAGATCGAACATCTGGTGATGGGTCATAATACCTAACACCAAATGGTCCTTTTACGAATACTGTCTGATTGACGAGATACTTGTCACATAATAGAGGGGATACCTCGCCATTAGGAACACGTTTGATAAGAAAAGTCGCTGTGTCGCCGCCGCTGTTGCTGTCATTGGTTCTAGTGCACTCCGTGTATTCTACCGGTGTATACGGCCGTTTTTTTGTATCAAAATACAGGTTAAAATACATACCGGGTTTGTATTTCGGATACTTTTCGCAGAGTTGTATCGTAATTTTGTTGTGAAGTTGCCCATGTTGTTTACCAATCGTGATGTTTTTATACACTCGGTGATTCGATTCTTCACGAATTCTATGTTTTTCAAATATAGTGTTCATGAACTCTTCGCGAATATGTGCTTTTGTTTCGTCGTTACTGGTGATATAGTAGTAAAAAAATGATAGGAACGGAACTGACATCATTACAAGAGTGCTTATAATGTCATCGGTTGAAACATTGTCGGATGTTGCATATTTCGCGAATCCACCGATGAGTGCCACGAGTGTCCACAAAATATACTTATTGAGTTTCAAATTCACACGAGCGTATATCAATCCAACACCGACCAGAATGAGCGGATACAATTTGACGTCTGCCGCATTTATGAGATATACGACGAGCAGACTTCCACCATAAAACATGTGATACCAGAATGCCGAAATGATGTTTTTACGAACAAGTGTCATTAAAAATGACGCGATTTGAATCGGGAAAGCGACGGCAAGGATATACGGGATTTCCGCAAAAAGACAAACGATCGTCGCCATGAACTGTGAATGCGTATAAAAATACTTGATCGCGTACTGAATAGAAGCAGGACAGTCACTCCAATACGGCATCGACGCAGTTGTAGTTTCTTTTCGATTCTCGCGAAGA